CTACTCCAACGTATAAACGCTCCAGTCTATCGCCTTTTTAAGTTCCCAGCCTTCCTTTTGTGTCTCCTGTATATGTTTCACGGCACCGGTGTAAAACTCTTGTAGTTGCTGCATACTTGCAAACTCGTAAAACGTCGGGTTGTCTTCTTCCCCGAGCTTGAAAGTAACAGGAAGGTTTTCCCCGCCTGTCTGCAAGGCAAGATCGTACGCCGTCTTATAATTCATCTGGTTCTCCATGGAAAGCCAGACTTTCAGGCCGTTCCATACGTACCCGCTTTCGATCGTGTCGGTTATCTTCCGGTTATACCATTCATTAATAACCGCCTTGATTTCTGCCAGTGCGGGTAGATGATCGAACGTCTCTTCCATGTAACTACGCTGCACTCCTTCTGCTGTCTCTGTTTCCTGGTAATCCCACGTAATACGCCAGATTCCCCGGCGGCGGTTGGTACATCTTACCGGTTCCGCCTTGCTGTCTGCATAAATTCGTATCATTTCAAGTAAAATGTATAATTATCAATCCTTTTTCACTTACTTCACCTTCGCAATGTGCTTCAAAAGGCAGTTCTCCGTCTCTTGCCGCTGATTCACAAATGAAAAGTGTTTCCTCCAGGCTGGTAAAATACTTTCTCTCCTTGCCGTCGAGTTCCAGCTTTATAACAGTCCGGTTTCCGTTTTTCGTCGGAACATCCTTTTCATAATCAAGTACGATCACATCCTTGTTCATCAGTTCGGGCGACTTGATCCTTGCCCCGGTAAATCGTTTCCGTCCGTCTTTAGGCTTGTACTTGTAGCCCAGATCTTTTAATTTTTTCATTTTCTTTCCTGTTAGTTTATAAAATAAGTTCTTGCAATCGGCATGTTTTGTAAGCCCGTAAAATGAGGCGGTCAGCTCCTGCCTGCGTTTCTTGCTTTTAACCTTGTGCATCTTGCGGGCGAACTTCTGTTTGTTACGCTTCCTTAACCGTACATGATCCGGGCGGGTTACATATCCCAGAAAGTCGATACCTTCGGTGATCGGGAAAACGGTATCATTGCTTTTAATCTCCAGGCGGGCTTTACGGGCCTGTTCATGAATGATATCCCTAACCTTCCAAAGGTATTTCTTACTACCGGAAAGCACCAGACCGTCGTCACAATACCGGTAATAGTGTGCTACTGCCTCCTGATCCTTTAACCGGTGATCCAGGTAAATGGATAGAAGCAAATTACAAAGCCCCTGTGATGATCTTAGCCCGATACTTACGCCTTTAGGCATCATGCGGATGCACTCTTCCAGGATTCCGATTAATATTTTATCCTTGAACATCTTTTTCACTGCATCCAGCAAAACGTCCTGGTCTACGCTCTCATAGAATTTCGTTATATCGAACTGGTACCCGAACAGGGTTCCTTCGGGATCATCCTTTATATCTTTAACGATATACTGTAAAAGGTCATGCGTTCCCCTGTTTTTAATGGATGCGGAAGTAGTCCGGATAAAACGTACTTTCAAATGCCGGTCCACCACATTCATAACAGCGTTAAGAACGATCCTGTCCTCCAGGGAAACCGATTGTACGGTCCTTACCTTCGGCCCGTCGTCTACGGTCATTTCCCGATATCCTCCGAGCTTGAACCGCCCACTCCTGATCCGCTGCCTGATCCTCTCTACTGCCTTCGGGACATCCGCCAGTATTCTACGCCCGGCAAAGCTGCGCTTTCGTCTTCTTTTGCGCAATACCGTTTTTATGGCGTCCTCTATATTGGAGTCCTCGACAATCTCTTCTATAATATTATCTTCTCTCCACATGATAATTAAATCAGCCTTCAATTCCCCGGGCCGGGCTTCTTCGAAAAAAATTCCTACCAAACCCCATTGCCCTGCGCTTTATTTTTCCCCTTTCCAGCCGTAAACGGCTGCTGTTGGCGAGGCTCATTCCTCTTGGCTCCACGCCGGGGACACGTCCCCACTGTTGTACGCCAATTTTTAAGGCTTATGCGCTTTTTCTTTATCCTAATTGTTTGCAAGCCGAACGCCGATGTTCGCATTCGTGTTCGATGAATCGTTATTCGCGTTCGCATACGAAACACCGCCTAACGCGTTCGCGTTGTTGTTCGACCGATACACCACACGAGAAAGCCCGGTACCCACATAGAACCTGTCGAACCAATGAGAGGAAGTGGAACCGCCTTCCTTGGCCGCAATCAAATCCATATACCGGCCCCAAACCATGTGGGTAGGATAAATATCCGCGTTATAAACAGTAATTCCCTGTACAATGCGTTCCGTTCCGTCCGGCATGGTAATAAACCACCTTCCGTCCGCCGCCGTCTTGTTTACTGTGACATACTGCAACCATTCCGCCTTGTTTCCCTGGAAATTCTCATATCCCAGCACATTGACGGACTGATAATTTACACCGTCCCGGTAAGCACCTTCCGCCTGTGGATTGGAACCGCCCTTTTCCTTATAATAAGAAACCGTATCACGCATCCCCAGCGCATTTGTAAGGCCTGTCACTTTCTGGTAATTGTTTGTTCCATATCCGCAAACTCCCTGCGAATCGGTATTACCGTATTTAAAGAAATGCAGATTACCCACATCCTTGTGCATCTCCCAGTCGAACAGCTGGAAACCTTTGCCCCTGTTCTGGGCGTATTTGACTGCCTGGCTCTGTGAAATAGTTCCTACACTTGAAACACCACTGACAGAACGCAGCACATCATCAATCAGATAGGCTTCATAAACACCGCCCAGGCATTCCGTATGCTCTACCCAGTCCGGCTCGATCGCTTCCACACTTTCCGATGTTGTGAGTAAAACGAAATCGAAGGCCGCCGAATTAAGGAAAGTAAAGGCCAGTTTCGTAGCCCCTACAGGAACGGCACAAAACAGATACATACCATTGATAAAACCGTTCGCATTTGAAACGCTGATCCGACTTACTATTTTCCCGGCATCATCTATAAATACAGCACCGTAAAGAGTAGAAGCAAAACCGGGAAAACGAACCTGCTTGTAATCCCGGACGTCCACCAGGGCGAACGATCCGGATTCGTATTCATTCTTCGCCTCTTCAATGGTTGTGTAATCCGTATTCTTACGAATCCCGATCCCTTCCGTCACATCCAGTTCCTCGCGGGTAAATCTTATACTGGTGTACCCTGCTGCTGCCGGCGCATCCTCATTACTTGAAATAAAACCGTAAAGGCACTGATTCAGCACGTCCGTTACTCCCTTGTACCAGTAATGAGGCTCATATATGTAAACTTCACCTTCCGATCCGGTTAATACTGCATCCGTGGCGTTCTCCACGCTGTCACTATCCGCGTATTTATTTCGGTTCTCATCATGAAGCGGGTAACAGGTCATTTCACCCTCCGCCGTCTTTTTAGCCAGAATACAACGTCTTTTCGACAACACTTCCAATATATGGGAAGACGGGGTAAATTCAGTATTATAGTCATATCCGGTAGAGTTATCCAGATTCGTAATCTTTTCCCCGTCTCCTACCGTCTGATCTATTTTTATACCGACAAACTGCGGCTGAATGATATTCAGTTCCGGGAAATGTGCACAGGTGGCGGCGTACTCTTCATCCGACATGGACTGGGTGAGCCGGTACGTACCTACCAGGCGGCACGTCTGCACGTTTCCCCCGTCTTCATCAACGCCGCCCATTGTCATAAGCCTGCGAAGCAAATTACCGTTCCCGTCCATATCTATACCGGTAATTCGTAGATAGCTGGTCGCACTGCATTGCTGTAACAACGTGTTCCAGTCGATCAGGCTACAGTTATCAATCACAAGGCGCGTGATATTTGCCGTACCTTCCAGCTGCAGCCCTGCATTGGTTAGTTTGTTCAGGTACCGGAGTTCGAGCGTCTGCAAAGTTCCGGGAAGGACGCAAACGGCCAGAGGCGCACCGCCGGCAAATGTCACACCGGTAAGGGATGTATCACCGGCCAGGAAGGTTTCAAGTTTGGTATTACTTGAAAGGTCCATACCGGTAAAGGAAGAGGATTTAAGCCCGGAAATGTCGAGTTTTCGAAGGTTACGGCAATTACCCACCAGAAGGGCGTTAAGTGTCATCTGTCCGGCCTCACAGCTAACATTCAGTTCACGCAAGGCCGTACAGTTGTTCAGGTTCAACGTGCCGACAATGGCGTGGCTTACATCCGTCAGATCAAGCCCGCGAATACGGCTTGCACCGTAGAAATATTGCGGATCGTTTACTATTAAATCCGTGTCCATTGTCAGTTCCACCACAGCCCCGGCCGTTTCTGCAAGTACCGCGCTTTGGTGCGGTGTTCCGGACGTGTACCCGTACCCGTAATAATACCGTTCGGAGGCCGTAATCCGAATTTTCCGGTTATCGCTGCCGAACTTGTATCCGAAATAAGCCGCGAAGCTGTCACGACGGTAAGTACCGGCCACATACTGACTATCCAAAAGGGCGAAACGGTTCTGAATGGTATAAGTACGGTGCGCATAACGGCTTCCCTGCAAGGCATACAGATAATTATAATAACTGGTTCCGCTGCCGGTTGTCACCCCTTCGGTAAGCGGAAGGATATATTTATATTCCGAATCCTTGTTATAAATCCGCTCGCACCAGTTGCCCATTTGTTCCTCGTTAAATACTTGCAGGACATATTCAAGGCTCATATTGCTACGCAAGGTTTCCGCCACTTCACGCAATTTGTCCGGACAAGACCGTACCAGTTCCCATAAAACGGAATCATGGCCGGCAAAAGCATAACTACCGATACTATCGTCAAAACTTTCGTGGGTAATGGTATATTCGTATTTCAGTACCGAATCATTACGCACACCGAACAGCGTGTCCATATCGTAAGGAAGGAAATACCAGATCAGAGAGTCCCAAGTCGCCAGCATCATGTTTTTTGCCCGGTTATCCACAGCCATAAAGTAATCGGTAATCAGATACCATGCAAACGGGCTGTCATTACCGAAATACTGGTTATATTCCGCCAGGAACTTGGCGGGATCATCCTTACATGAATCGATCCAGTTCCAAAGCCTTGTAACTGCCGCCTTGTCGTCCTCGTGTGCATCCGCCCAGGTAGTGTCCGCCTTGAAACGAAATTCCAGCGCATCATCAAAAGAAGACATGTCGGTAGTCCCGAACAGACAAAGGGCCTCGGAGTTGTTCAGGAACTCCAGACAGATACATTTGTTACGCTGCCCGTTCAGGGCCGCTTCGTCGTTGAATCCTTCAATTCCTTCAAAACCGTAAATGATCGCACTTTCCGACTTCTCATTATTGAAATTGTATTTTCCCAGATAAGTATTCGCACCGGTGCCGTCGTTGTCATAAAACAGGTCCATAGGGAAACCGTCTACGCCTATACGTACGTCATATTCCCCCTTATATGCAGCCTGCGGCGGTGTCAGCCACCTGCACTTCTTCCAAACGTCGTTCACAATACGCACCGCACCGGTATTATGTGTACCGGAAGAATCGGAAAAGTCCGCTTTCAAACAGAATATACTGATCGGCCGTGCTCCCGGTTTGAAACTGTATTCAAGGGACGGCACATCCACGCCGTTAACTTCCAGCGTGGTACCGTATTTTTCCAGGCGCAAGAAATAAAGACGGTAATTCTTACGCGGATAAGTGGTGGATGATGTACCCTGTATTCTTAGACCGACATTCCTTGCTACAAAATCGTACTCCTTACCCTGCGGGCTATAAAAATAGATATCGACCGATACCTCGAATTTCTTGTTATTGGTGGCGTTGACAAGGTTCACATCGCCGACAATTCGCATAACCGCCTTTCCCTGGGCGCGTAACTTGTCTATGTCGATATCCGTACCGTTGTCCCCCGTAACATCATTCTTTTCAAATAACAGGACCATTTCGTCCGACGTAGTCCGGTCTACCATGTAATTGTTCAATTCTTCATCATCCGTAAGCGCACGGTTATAAATACGGAAATTCCTGATCTCCACATCCGCCGTATCACTGAACAAACGGATGTTCACCGGTTCCGCCTGCAGTAATCCTTCGGTAGCCCCATACTGCACCGCTCCGCAACGGATTCCGTTTACATAAAGTTCCAGCAACCGCTTACCGGCCTTGGCCCCGACAATAAAGGCCATTTTCAGGTTCATATCACTTGCAAACTTCGTACTTACTTCCGTACCGCCGGAAACACGCATAAGGGCCTGCTCCGTTGTCATCTGGAAACCGATATCGCCGGCCATACAGTCCAGTATCACCCCCTGCCGGTCCGTTACCGACGAACAAAGAATTTCCATTTCATAGGTAGCCCCGGTAGTGGTTGCATCCGTGGAGAACGGCCGGTACCCGATTTCAATCTTCGCGCCTCCCGTAAGTTTCAGGGCGTCACCCGTCCAGCCGTTGCTGCTCCAGTCGAAACCAGAAAATGTCGTATGTATGTCGCCATAATCCCAGGCTCCCGGATCGGATTCACTGTTACTCCGCCCGGCTGCTGAAAGTTTCAGTACAAGCCCGGCGGTAGTTTCCTGCAAGTCGATCCCGCTTTCCGTCACGTCGATATAAAACGGGTATTCCGTGGCTCCCGTCTTAAATTTCATAGTGATCTCGCCCTGCTCCGTAAAACGGTTGGTATATGTCTGCGTAGTACGGGCCACACTGACAGACTGCGTTTTCACCCCGTCCCGGTAAACGTCCATTTGAGCCGGCGTTGCGTCAGGATCATAAGCCACAAAGTCAAATTTTACCTGTTCGTACTGCCCCGCTTCCAAGCGCGGAACAAGATGGTCCTCCGTAAAAATACGGCCGTCCGGAAAACTCATCATCGTGCCGATGAACGGTGCCGATCCTCCGGATTTCAGAATATCAATATAGATACTTTCAGACTTTAACACGAGATCGGCGGAAGCCTCCATTTCGGCAACCATTTGAACGGTATTCCGGCCGGTCACAAGCGAAGAGGGGGACAAACTGAAACTGCCGTTTGTCGTTCCCGATCTTGTAATGGTGTGCGCGTTCTGTTGCCGGCCGTTCAGATAAAGCGTGACGACCTTTGTTCCGGAACCGCTCACGGCATAAGGGATATTAATCGTGTCGGCCAGGGTATAACCGCCTGCGGCTATGGCCCCGGCCAGATTGTAAGAGCTGGTAAGGGAAAGGCTGACAACCTTCACGGATGTAAACGCCTGTCGGGTCTGTTTCTTGCCGGTAGTCGGATCGGTTGTGGTTGCCACTACGTAAATATCGGTATTCCCAACAAGCAAGTAACTTGAAAGGTCCAGTTCGTAACTGCCTTTGGAAACATCGCTGACCGTCTGGGAATACATGGTAGTTGTTCCACGCCTGATCGTAACGGTGATATCCGCCTTTTGCCCGGTAGATTCCCCCTTTTCATCCCCCGTGGTGTATTGGTGATCGTATGTATAAGTAAGACGGGCGTTTCCGCCTTCCTTGATTATGGCGTTATCTACAGCCGCATTCAAGACAATTTTAGTAGCCACCGTTTCGCCGGAACCTCCACCGGAACCGGCCGGGATATCCACGGCGGTAATTTCCGCGCCGCTTTTGTTCTGGAAAGACAGACGGACGGATGTTTCATCCTCGCTTACCTCCGCATTTACGTTAAACAGCGTGGAAGCGTCCACCTCGTTAAAACGGGCGGTTACTACCTTGTTTTCTACCGGATTGGTGGAATCTAAGGACAAAGTTTCGTCCACTTCCAGGATATCCACGTTTACATTCACATTACCGGCCGCGTCCGGCGTCTGCTTCTCGCCGTTTACCGTTACGCTCTTTACCGTTCCTTTGCCGCCGAACTCTTCCCAGCTCGCCTCCTGGTCCCAGGCATCCAGGGCGGTTCCGGTAAACTGGTACGTCTCCCATTTGCCGAGCGATGTTTCAAAGGTGATGACACGCCCCCGGCCGCGCCACTTCTCCGGTACCGCGGCAATGGCGGAAGCCAGGGTATAGAAACCTTCCGTAAGCGGCACACTGCCGGTTACATTATAGGTATTCCCGCCGCCTGAACCGCCGCTGCCGAAATCCTCCCACTTTTCGACATTTTCAAAATCCGCGTCCGGATTACCTCTAAATTGCTTCGTCACCCAGCCGTCGGCAGTAAGGAACGAAACGATCACGCCGATTAACCGGACAAAGTAAATCTTATCCGCCGTATTCAAAGCTTTAAAAACTCCCGACAGGTCACTATAGACGGTACCGGCGTTCAAAAAGTTGTTCACGTTGGTAAAGGTTGAAACCTGGAGTCCGGCCGTCTGCTGCAACTCCTGTTTTATTTTGTCACGGTCTACCTGCAACGTGCTTATGTCCTCGGAACAACTGCTAATATCCTGGGACAGACTTTTCAGCTTTCCCCAAAGGGAACCGTCTTCACTCTGTGAACCGTCTTCGCTGCCGATACGGGCGTTGATATCGGCCAGCAATGCGGCCAGCGAATCACTGTCTTTAAGCCCGTCCAGAAAAGCAAGAATTTCGTTAAAGTTGTCGATTGCCTGCGAAGCGTTGTTGCCGACAAGCCGGTCGATACGTAGAGAAACGGCGTCGATAGCCTTCTGCAAGGCTGCATCGGCGGCAATGCGGGCGGCTTCCTCCGCCTCGATTTCCTTACCCTGGGAAACCAGTTTCAGGTGTTCGTTCAAGAAGCCAAGAACCGCCGCCACCATTTGGTTGGTAACGCTTTCCGCGTCCTCCGCGGTTTCAATGACTATAATAAGATCATCGATATACTCCTGTGTTGCCATATAGATACATTAATTAAATTGTTTACTGAACTCTTTGGAATGAACCCGCGGTTTCCGGTAGCCGCTTTCCGTGATTTCTCCCGTCCAGTTGGACTCCTTCTCGGCAAACGTGAGCTTTAACGTCACGTTCTGCGGCGCGTCCGGACGGACACGGTAAGAAAACTCTTCCGCCGAAGGAATTACCTTGATCTCTTCCCGGCCGTAACCTGCCAGGTAGACATCATCGGAGGAAAGCAGGTCAAGAAGAAAGCGTATTTCCTGCGGGCGTTTGAATCCCGTCTTAACCGTTACGGCTTCCTGTATCTCCGTACGTATGCGATCCGAATAATAATCATCGGTAATTTCATCGTAACGCCGGAAAACAGCGTCTTCGTCTTCATCCATGCCGGGAGTTACGCTCGCCTCGCCTTCCAGGGAAAACACCTCGTAAACCCCGTAACTGTTCAGGAACCGGAGCCGGTAACGCTCGCGGACCGTCGGGCTTTGCTCGATCCCGATCCGGAGAGCGAACGTTTCACCGCTATACACGTCAAAAAGGTTGGCCAGTACCCCGTAATCGGTAAAGAATTTAAGTCTTACGGCCTCCAGGTTCAAGGCGTAGAAATTCCCTGCCGTGCCTGGTACTGCAAGGCTTTGTCCGGTAAGAAGTTCCGTTATTTTCAGCTCGTGCTCCGGATAGATGAAACAGAGCGGGTAAAGTTCCGTCTCGCGCATCGTTATACGCCAGTCATTGCTCCGGGTGGTAAAGAAGAAATTGCAGGATTCATTCAAGAACTTCAAAGAAAAGATGTTATTACCTTCTTCATGCAATTTCTTAAAAGCCCGTTTGGATATACCGCCACGCCAGGCAGTAACAACCAAAGTGGCCGTTTCTTCCTCCTCATTTTGAAGGGTGATCGTGACGACCGCCTTGTTATACCGTTTATCGGAAAGGCTTATCAACATCTCGGAACTGTCCGTTAACGGGGGAATATCAACAAAAAGCGTTTCCAGGACCTCCGCGATATTCACCTTGAAACTTCCATTACCGTTACCGGTAAATATGGAACGCATAAATTCAAAGTTCACGAAATACATTATATTGTAAGTCGCCATAGAAGTAGTTTCTACCGAAAGATAAACAGGGTTTCCGGTAAAGGCGTTTTCCGTCGGATCAATGTTTGCTGTCAAACTCATAATTCAAAGGTGTTAACGATGAATATTCCGTTAAACTCACTCTTATTTTCAAGTCCGGAAAGGAAACGATCACGCTGATCCGTGGGAGACGTCAGGAACTTGTAAAAGTCCGAGAGCCGCCCCGCATGGTTTTCCCTCCAAAGCTTATAAAGCTCCGTCACCTGTGAAGATGACGGGGCAAGGATGATATTATTCTGCTTTTCCATGCTGCAAAAGTTGGGTTTATCAAAGGAAGAATAAAGGACGGGATCAGCTAAGCACCCTCGATGCGACAAACCTTACCTGGTATTCGACTTCTTCCGTTTCGTAACAAAAATAGTTGGCCGCGCCGGAACGCTCGTTTACCTCGATTTCAACCTCTATCTTACATTTGTAAGTTTTTTCTATGATGTTATCCTGTGCGGTGGGCGGATTCTTTAATATATCCTCATCCGTTGACGGCGTAACATACCCGTCATATATCGTATTCGATACACGGCAACCGTACACAGCATACATCCAGTGATAACGGTAATAATCTTCCCAATATTCCACCCTTCCGGCCTGTACACTCTGCAAATTGGAAGAATATACGACCCACACGTAGGAAGCACCGCCCCACACGGGAATGCCCTGTTCATTATCCAGATTATAGGGACCGATCAGACGCAGGGAACGCAACGTAATGTTTACCGGTACCAGTTTACCCGCAGGAAGCGAATAGGAAAGGCCGTCCAGAAGCATGTACTGCCCCCGCAGGGCTACCGGGGTCAAGACATCCATTTTCATAAGCTGGTGAACCGGTAAAAGGGTGTTTGTGTCCACCTGGTTAAAAGAGTGCCTTAATACGGCGTCATACTTCTGCCAGAACTTGGCAAACAGACCGTCTTCAAACTGGAATAAAAGCGATATCGTATGTTTGCTGCCGTCTTTTAACGTAATTTCTCCGCCGTCCGGAGCGTATGGTAAAATAGAACCGAAGGAATAATCCGTACTTTCCGTAACGGCCTTTGTAAAAGCGAAAGCGAAGGAAAGCGGCGTCTCCTCCTTTTCCGAATCCTCTTCATCATCGGAAGAGGTTTTCAGGTAGGTATAACGGTGCACATACCCGGCCAGGTAATACGGGGAAAGAAGGCCGTTCGGGGCAAAATCCATAAACACGCATTCATCATCGCTCGCCAGCTCCTCGTCCTCTACGTTTTCCGTCTTCCGGTCCCAGTTAAAGAAACTGGATGATGATAACGTATGCTTCTTGTTGCCCGAATCCCATTTGTACCAGTTGCCGGTGGTCTTCTCGTAGTTCAGCCACACGGAGGCCTGGGAAGGATCGAAACGGCTTACACGGATAACCATTTTTTCGTTCCCCTTGATATAGTCCTCGTACCGTTCCACCGAAGGCGCGGCACCGGTAAAAGACGTTTTGGCCGATAACTTTATCTGACGGGCCGTTTCATAATTGATAAGGGGTTCCGCCGTCAGATTCCGGGACAGATCAACGGCAGGTTCATCTTCCATTATATCCCGGATCAGTCTTAAAGTGGCCGTTTTCGTATCGGAAGAGACATTATAAACCAGTCCGAAACGTACATACAGCGCGTTTAAAAAGTCCTCAATCGTACAATCCGGCATTAAATCGGCATAATTGAGGATACCCGTCACGCAACAGTCGGCGGCATTGTTCAGGATTACCAGGCTGGAAAGTTCCTTGTCCGTCTTAAAAGGATTTTCGGTTATAGTATAACCAAATTCTGAAAATATAAAGTCCAGGACACGGTGCACGTATAAGAAGGGGGCCACGCCGTACCCTTCCGGTAAACTCGTTTCGGTCGGGGTATCATTTATCAGTAGTGTTTCCGTCCTTGCCTGATAGCATAAGGCATATTCACCGTTTGAATCCAAAGTGATACGGTTTATGTATTGCGGGTAATACGTGCCGTCCTTGGAATCATTTTTGACTACTATTTGAAATATGGCAAAATCTTCATGGGAATCCGTGAAGAACCAGTTTATAGAGGACATAAGACCGCTAACGGTACCGCCGCTTATGCTGGGTAATGTGATCGAGTTCAGTTTCTTTGCTTTCCAGGCGCTGTAGGCTTCCGAATTGTCAAAACCGATATTTAAAGTAATTCCTTCCGTCCTGCCGGCGGAAACGATATTTATCTTTCCGGTACGTTTATACACCCCGTCCAATACCGTACATGTCTGATCTTCATTCATCGGTTTTACACCCATGTCGAGCCGGTGGGCAAAACCGGTTATCCCTGCATTGTTGGCAGTGACGGGAACCGTGACCGGTACGGTTTGTGATCCCCGGTCGTTCATGACGGGGGATTTCTCGTCGATCTGTACGGTAAAGTCACCCCCTAAGTCCAGATAACCTTTGTTCGTCTTAATCTTTAGCATAATGATTACTTATTTTCCGCGTGTAAAGGTGTCGCGGGCGTTATCTATAGTTTCTTTGGCCTTCTCCAAATCCTGGTAAACGATATAGGCCTTTATCAATTTGATAGCCTCACAGGAGGCGCGAAGCTCCTTTGCCGCTTCCAGGAACTCCCGGTAGGAAGAATCACCTGCAGGGGAAGTCACGTAACCGCCTTCATAATATTCACCCGGATTCTGTGGTAACGGGTTGGCACTGGTACGCTGCCGCCTGATCGCTTCGATAGTGCTAACGGCGTCGATCACTTTAGGATTATTCATTTCCGGCTGTGGTACCACATATTCCCCCTTATGAACCACGCCGGCCACTTCATAACGTCCGCCGGGACCGGTGTAACCACCTTCATAATACCCACCACCGGAAGAACCGGAAACAACACGTTCAGCCGTGGCGGTCTTGCTGCCGGTGGTGTTTTTCAAGGACATGTTTTTAATCCTGTCCCGTTCTGCCTTGGCCGATGCAAGCTGGGCCACACCGGTAGCCGCAAGCATTACTGCAGCAACGGTTCCGGCAATCGGCCCGAGGTCCGCGTACGCCTTCATAATCGAAACGGCCGTATCTGCTATGATCTGGGAACACTTGATAGCAAAGTTTACATCCGCGTACTTCTTTTGAATCTCCAGTTTCTTATTTTCCTTCTCTTCTTCCAGGGCGGCAGTATCTTCACCGTTGTTCTCGGCTTCCTGTATGAGAACATCGTATTTTGCTTCCACCTGGTCGATTTCGGCTTGTTGAATGGCTTCCACCATGGAAGAGGAAAGACCGGAATAGTAGTCAAAGTATTTTTTAGCGTTATTCATCTGCATTTGCAGCTTTTTACGCTGGTATGTCTTTTCATCTATTAATTCCTGATCGTGCAGATTCTTTAACAGGGCCAGTTCATTCTGGTATTCCTGTGCCCATGATACGCCGATCTGGGATTGAATCTGGTATAAACTATTCTGGTACTCAAATTCAAGCTGGCTAATTTCCTGCTGTTTCTGTTTCTCCAAACCAACGGTAGAAATTCCCGCCTGCCTCGCTATCTCAATTATGGCATTATAAGTCGTTTCTACATCCTGAACCTGTTTCCGGTGTGCTTCCTGCATACCGGTTATTCCTACCGGAACGGAAGTTATTTCACGTACTTTTTGAGCAATGGCCGCCCGATCACGCAATAACTTCATTTCAGACTCACGCACGGCGTCGGCCGCTTCCGTCGCTGTTTCTATACGTTTCTGTTTACCGGTAATTTCCAAAGCGGCAATATCATTCTGGTAAGTACGGTTTATCTCCAGAAGTTCTGCGGCGTGCTCCGCTTCAACTTCCAGCATATAGGCGTCGGCGGCTTCCTGCGTGATACTTTGGTTTAATACCGCTTTTTCCATGGTGTCCTTCTGGACATTGTAATAGGCGGTTTCAATCTTTAACCGTTCGTCCCGTTTCTCCTGTACCAGTTTTATACGGGCGTCCTCCTGCTTGCCGGTTTCCGTAAAAATGGCCGTCTGTGCTTCTGTTTCGAGCTTGTGGATTTCATCGAGTAATTTCTTTTTATTAGCCGGCGTTTTTGCTTCCAGCTTCTGGAGTGCGTCGATACGTTCCCGGTAATAGCGAAGGTTTTCCGCCGTCCCTTCGAGAATATACTGGGCTTCCGTCTTATTTTCCTTCTCCCGGTTCTGTTTGATTAGAAGCATACGTTTTTCGTGCTCGATCTCCAGAGGTTTTAACGTGGCGTCCGTTTCCGTATTTTTATACTCCCCGGCTTCCGCCTTCTTTTTGACCTTCCCCAGTTCGTTTAAACGTTTTATTTCGGTGTCGATACGTTCTATTTCCTTGTTTTTCTTGGCGATATTCGCTTCGCTGTCTTCCGCCCACTGTTCCTGAACCTTTTTCTTTTCGGCCTCCAGTTTCTTTATGAGGGATGTTTCAGTATTTATATTTTCTTTATTGGTTCCGGTTAATGAAGTGGCCGTCGCCTCTGTTTTTAAGATATCATTATTGATCTGGGCGATTGCTGATTCTATACCGGCCAAATCCTTCTGTGTTGTCTGTAGGGCTTTCAACTGGTTAGCCTCTTTTTCCGTACCAAATAAACGGCTTATTTTAGCGGTAAGACTGTTCCGGTTATATCCTGACAATGTATTTTGCTGGCGGGTGTCCCAGTAAGCGTCGCTTTGCTCTGATTCCTGGCTTTCAAGATTCCTTTTTTTCTTGTACAATTCTTCCAGTTCCTCCTGGTAAGCTTTCAACTTGATTTGTTTTTCCAAGGAAACTAAATATTGATCTATAGCCTCCTTGTTGTTGTTTATGAGCCTGCCTTCTTCATTCAATTCCGCATTATAATCCGGTATCAGTTCTTTTAATTCAGCGAGCCTTTGTTTACGGGTGTAGTTGGAAAGGTTCTCGTCATTAATAGCAGCTACAAGAGTTTTTATTTTTGCTTCCTGGCTGGCATATTCTTCATTCACTTTCTTTACGACTTCCTGGTGGGCCTTCATCGCCGCCGAAGCCTGTTCCGTCTTCTTTGCAAGCTGGTAGATAGCAACACCGGCTGCCACGAGTAACGCGAGCAGGGCCGTATATGGATTCTTCAAAAGTTCGATCCTCATTAACCGAAGGGCGGCGGTACATCTTTTAATATTCAGGTGCAGCAATGCCTGGGCCGCCGCATAAGCCAGAGTAGCCGCCCGGCTGATATAAAGCTGTACGGCGTGCGCTTTCTCTGCAACGACCGAAGCAAGGGTCGCCGTTTTAAAACGGGCGTGCCACATGGTAGCGATTTTCAGTCCTCCATAGTAAGAAACCAAATAAGCGGTAACGGTATAAGTGACAACACCCCATTTATTAAACATGTCGATCATACCGCCCACACCTTCCACCATAAGCGTAACAAGGTCTATTAAATCCCGAAGAATACCCTTTGATTCATAGAAACGTAAAACTACCCCTTCGATAGTTGAACTTAATGTATTGAGGGAACCTTGTACATTATCACCCATTTCTTCCGCCATGGCATTAAATCCCTCTTCGGCTCCTGTTACTGCATCACGGAGATTTAAAACGGTATCAGTACCATTTAAAAAGGTATTAAATGCGGCAACCGAACGTTTATCCGTTAAATCCAGTGCCTTATTAAGGTCTATTCCTTCACTGTTCAGCTTTTTCAGCCCCTTTACAAGGTCTTCTAAGTTATCTACAGGACCACCAAGGGCAAGTGCAAGTTTACCGCTACCGTCAGCCAAGTTAAGCAAAATATTACGTGTTGCCGTCGCTGCCGATGAAGCGTCGAAACCGCTGTTTGCCAAAGCCCCCAAAAGGGCGGTCGTTTCCTCGATCGTGAATCCGAAAGAATTAGCAACCGGCCCAACAATAGACATTGCCGTATTTAAGTACTCGAAGCTTAAAGCGGATGCGTTACATCCCATAGTCATAGTAGAAACAGCCCGTTCCGTATCTTCCGCATCAAGGTTGAAAATACGCAATGTTGCACCGGCAAGCGTAGCAGCCGAGGCAAGATCAGTGTCCACAGCCTTAGCGAATTTCAGCACGGAAGGCGTCATCGCTTTAATATCCTCTTTAAAAAATCCCAGCTTGGCAAGCTCTATCTGAAGTTCCGTTACCTGTGCGGCCGTATAAGAAGTAGTAGCACCCAGCCGGCGCGCTTCATCTGTTAAATCCTTGATACTCTTTTTCGTGGTTCCCAGAATAGCGGCCAAAGTACTGTTTTTCTTCTCGAACTCTATAATAGTACTGATCGCATCCCTTAGCCCGCCGACAATCTGTCCGGTTATCATTGCGCCGATAGTGACAAACACACCGGCCAGAACCGTTTTTATCTTATTCAGGGAAAGAAGGGAACCGCCGAAACCTTCCGCCTTTTTCGTGGCCTGCCCGTATGCTTTCTCAACTTCTTTCAGTTCCTTCTCCAGGGCGGCATATTTTTCCGGCTGCAAGGATTTCACCGTATCGCGAAGCTCTTTCCGCAAGGCGTTTGCCTTCCTTGCCAGCTGGTTGGCACTCATGGTGGTTTTATCCAGCCGTTTCTCACATTCGGCAATCTTCTTGTTATTCTCGCCGATCGTCTTATTATTTTCTTTCAGTTGCTCATCAAGCCTTTTCCATTGTTTACCGCCAGCTTTCCCGGTGGCGATTAAATCGGTCATAGCCTTTTTTATCTCCTTATTGCTATCCCGGAGCTCCTTGTTCTTTTCTGAAAGATTATGTATTTCCTTCTGCGCATCGGAGGCGTTCAGGGTTAACACCCATTCGATATAGTCAGGTTTTAATTTTGCCATAAGAGTAAATTTTATAAGGCAAAATTATCCTGGTGTAAAGTGGCGGAAAAGGACACAAAAAAAGCCCGTAGAACCATTCTACAGGCTTATTATACTAAGAAGAAAGTATTTTATCTCTTAAAGGTAAAATCCGAAGGATCAAAACATTCTTTATCCTTAATTGTTGCCCGATCTATCATCCAGCAAATGTACCAGGTTAGAGGAACCGATATAAGAGGCGTCACGATAAAGGAAAGAAAGGCAAAAGCAAGCCACCCGGATAAAGTAGCCGGTTTATGCTTACATCCTACGAAAAAAAATATTACCAGGAAAAAGCCGATCAAAAATAAAATATCTTCGTATGTCATACAATCATCGTTAGTTCTTTACCGATATCTTTAATAGTATTTACTATTAGGGCCTCCCGTTCTTGTGAGGGCTTTTTTATTCCACTTATATATTGAGACATAAGGCTTTGACTTATTCCCATACGTCGAGCCACCGCAGAAGCATTTAGTTCCGGGTGAGAAATAAAAATCCGATATAAGAAAGTTTCTTCCTTCTTATCTTGAATAGCTAAACAATCATTCATAGGGTCTAAAAATATGCAGCTATACCAATTTCATATAAAAACTCCGGTGCAAGGTCGGCACCATTGGCCCATTCAATAGTAGCACGGGTTAAACCATATTGAACAAATTTTTCCTTATCCAATAACTCCCCGAAAACCTCACCTGTAAGATAAGGTTCCAAATTTACGATCTTTTTACTCCCGTCGCTGAAAGTAACAAGAAGCTCGTAATTCCTAATATAATCCACATCTATAACCCGTAACATAAGCGTTTATTTTAATGGTTCAATTTTATCTATTTTTTCCCCTTTTTGGGCCTTTTCCCAAAGAGAAAGTATTTCTGCCTCGTGCAAGTTAATCCACTCATTTACTTTTGCAATAACTTTAGCTGGAGCCTGACCGTCTACAATCCGATCCAATACGCTAATAGAACATTCATAATCACCATAAGTAAAATGAATATGTGGCGGATTATGATCTTTCCAATAGAGGAATATAATAATACCGAAGAATCTACAAATTTCAGGCATAAACTTTGTTTTATTGGTTACTGAAACAAAGATAGGTAATAAAATCATTACCTACAAATATTTAGGTATTAATTTTATTACCTATTTTAGCGAACTGGCAAACATTTCTTTTATCCTTTCCCTTACATAATCCTGATATTCATATTTAATCTTCCCGAGTGTGTCATGATATAGAATCCCGTATATCTGCCGGTTATAAATCTGGTAATTACCGTGTTTCTTCATATCCAGGAAGCGGGTATATAATGGAAGGTTAGAATGTGCGATTACTCCTTCGCCGTCCGGAATGACCGAATAATTCGGGTTCTGTAGTGCGGCCATTAATGCACCGGATCGCCCTTGTATGATCTCCCCGGTTCCCTGTACTTTCCTACGCTCACGGCCTTTCTGGTAAATCCGTTTGGTAGCGATATCCAGTTGGGCTTGAAATATGTCCTGTATTCCACGCCCGATCCGGTCGGTAAAAAAATCCGTTTTAAAATTCTCGGCCATTCAGTTAGAATCTTGTTTTAAATGAGAAAGCCAGGCTCCACCCTGCAAACGTCCGGTAAAAGCCGGATTCCGGAAGAGTGGAAAGGCTGGTTAAATCCAGTTCCTTAGTGACAGGGCAACCGGTGGCAGAATCTTCTATCAGCATTTGTTTGATACGCTCCATAACCGGCTGCACCTCTTCGATAGTCTCATAAGCCCCTTTACGTTGGGGATCGTACTTGCTCATAAGGAAAATAACGCATAAATTATTTTCCCTCACATTGTCAGCCGAAAGGCTGGCACCCGTTCCCGACGGAATCAGAATAAAGAGCACCGGACATTCTTCTTTTGATAGCCCCTGTATCGTCTTACTCATTTCCTCGTCAATGGTAACGGGTAGCACCTTCTTTATTTCAGGAATACGTTTTTGTACGCCTTCCCAGTATTCACGGTAAACCTTTATATCTATCATATCGTCAATCCCTGATAACGTTTCGCCTCCCATTCACGGCGGGTAACAAGCCCCGGAAGAATCTTACCGCCCCCGTATATCCACTTTTTAAACTCTGCCGGTATGGATGGCTCATACGCATCCGCTCTGATCTTCTTATAAAGCGTTGATTTCTTGAATTTTCCGATACCTACATTAAAGCAAAAGCTTACTACCGCGTCAAACTGGTACTGTCCCAAATGAAGGGGAAGCGCGTTTACCTGGTTTTCTACCGCCCTGATATCCGATTCAAAGAAAGCGTCGGCCCGGGCCTCGGTGATAACATCTCCCGGTTTTACGCCGGTTGTGTGACCGTAACCGATCGTACATACTCCCGCGGCACATACATACGCTTTCAGGCGTAGCCCCTCAAATTGCTTAATCTTGTTTTTTGTTCCTGTTGTTGTTCTCATTTCTTGTTACGTTTTTGGTGTAAATACTCAAACTTACATTTATACAGATAAAGTAATACATCCCAAAAGGGTGTATCGTCCACCTCCTTCTTATTACCGAACACGCCGGAAGCCGCCACTTCAAAGACTATTCCGGTCCAGCCGGTTTTATCGTCCGCCTTCCGGTCCTCGGATGCCAACTTCTGAAATAATATCCGAAAGTCAATATCTTCACCACCAATATAAACCGGTCCGGAAAGAACCATTTCCCAAACAGCGGAAAAGAAGTTTACCGCATGAATGGCAAGCAAGGAAGGAACGGCCGGCATCTTCTCCGGGTCCTTGTACCGGTAAAGCTTTAATGTGATATCCTGGAAGATTTCATTTATAGCCGGTTCGTCTTTTTCTGTCGCCGCCTGCTTGCTTTGCTGCAACAAATCCAGGCAATCACAAAAGTTACCGAAAGTAAGACCGTTCAGCATGTCACCGACACCATGCCAGCTCCCAAAATCCTGCATCAGGTTACGCCCGGTTTTCAGAATGGGCGTAACGATCCGCTCGCCCTTCTTACCGGTTGTATAAGAGAAAAAGCCGTCCAGCTTTTCCAGTTGGCCGTCCAGCTCCCGGATGATCTCACGCCGGTACATGGTGTAATCCGCTTTCATGCCCAGAAGGAAAGAAAGCCATTTTACGCGGAACTGTCCGGGGCTGATCGTACCGCGGTTCATCAGTACCGACAATATAAGAAACTGCCGGTACTGCTCACTGCTGACTTCATCCAGGCATGAAGGAACCTCCGCCGTCTTACTATTATATGTAAACTTCTCCATGTCCGGACATTAAAAGGTTATTCCTTTGGATTGTACGGTAACACCCGGTATATAGTAATCCACCGTTTCCGACTGCGCATCCAGTTCCCTGATGATATCCTGCAATACATCCAGGTAAGCCGCCGCGTCCTGCTCCAGACTGTTAGCAACCGATTGCCGGGCCTCTTTTTCCGCCCGCAATTTATCCCGTACGGTTGTGCTCTGCTGTACCTGTACGATTCCATTGGGTAGAACTTCCACCGGTAAACGTTCAACGGCCTTTTTTATGGTGAGAAGTGCAAGCGGGCGGCGTACATACTCCAGCAATTTCTCCGTTAAAACGGTATCGCCTTCAATCAGTTTATTATAACGGTTCCGGGTGATAACAGGTATTATCTGCCCGTCCTGGACTTCCCGGATCATAGGAATAAGCACCAGAAAAAGCCGGTGACTGCCGATATTGTAATATTCATCGAACGTTTCCTTATTCTGGATTAGAAGCCGGTTTATAGCCTTTTTCTTAATGCCGTTCATCCAGAAATCAAACTTTTCGCGGTCCATTAACTCCACCAACGCGTCTACGGCTTCATAAGCCAGGTTCCGGATATTCTCTTCATCCTTGAACTCCTGTAAGGCGGTCATACCCGTTTCATTCTCTCCAAGGTGTTTGCCACGTCCGGCCGTTCCGTGTTGTGCGTCTAAAGTGGGAATGACCTTTAACCAGGTAAACATTGCCACCGCCTGCTGCATCAGCCGCAAAGTTTCCGCCATGCCGTCCGGTTCCGTACCGTCCGCATGATCTTCACGGTAATACTTATCTACCGCGTCTATGGGTTCCGTTCCGATGATAGCCTGTAAATCCCGAATACCCAGCGGTAAGATAGGTTCCCACTTGGTAAAATCAAGATCATTATCGATCAATCCCAGAACACGGACTATTTCACCGGCACCGTCACCGCCTTTATTAAATAACTTCGTCATTTGCTCGGTCTCTTTTTAATGTATATGGTTTCCAATTATCAAAATCCTTTGTGAAATTGTTTATTTCATCGTAGAACTCCTTATAAAAGCGGGCCAGCCCGGTATCTATCGTTATACAGGTCTGCTCCGTGCGCGGATTGGTGTTCACATTGGCCGAGCTTTCTATTACAAAATCAAAAGCGTTACCAAAACCGGCCATTACTTTAGCATGATTACGGAAGATGCAGACACGTGATCCGAAACGTTCCGCCACCTTCTTTAGGTATAAATAAACATCCGCGTAGGAACCTTGAAAGATTTCACCTACATAAAAATCCGCGTGCCCTATGTCTTTTCTCTCCAGCCATTTCTCCACCTCCTTAACATCGGTAATTGCCATACACCAGGTAGAAATCAGAACATATTCCACCGGTTGTTGCTTCACGATCACACGAAGATAAGTAAGGCTGTCAACGTCCCCATGACTGATACAGTGATAAGACGCCCCTTTCTCAAAATGCCAGGGCAAACACTCTTCCAGGTGCAGCTCCGATTTTATCCGCCGGTCAAAATGAACGTTTTTCGTCCGGCGGGCCTTTATATGCTTATCCGGGGTGTTATCGGCCCGGTTCTCTTCCGGTTGCCGGTCGCTTACCGGTTCTTCCGGCACATCTTCCGGTTTCGGTGTAAAAAACAGACTACGCATTTTCTTTCATACGGTTAGAGGGTGAAACGTTCTGTTCCGCTTCCACTATGGTACGATAAAGCCCTACTTTCGTTGCGGTACCCGGAAAGTTGGCATTAATATACTGCTGTAACGGCTTACAAAGGATCATGTCCGGAATAGCCGTTTCAGAAGCGTTATACACTTTCAGGCTGTATAATTTCTCCGATCCGGAAGAAAGTTTGTTTTCTATAATCAGATTTGAAAGTACCGGATCAAGACCGAAGCCGGAAGTGGCGGCAGCGTCCGCCTTATTGGATATCTTAATCTGGGCGTCCACATAATCCTTTATCTTCTTATCCAGTGGTTCCACCGTCCAGCCCTCAAAGTTATTCGCTTCCGGATTCCAGAATTTGGTCGTGTGCATGTATTTTCCGGCGTTCTGCCTTCCGGTAATGTTGGAGGCGAATTTCTCCATAGCTTCGTCCTTGAAATCTTCCAGCATCTGGGCCGTGTATTTCTCGCCCGTACGCTCGCAAACCTGTTTTATACGTGCTTCCGCGCGGTCCCAGTAAGACTGCGGCGATTCGATATGCAGGGAAATGGCCGAAGCGTTTTCGTTATAGGCGATCAGGATAGCGGCCAGACCGCCGGCAAGCTCCAGCCAGTCAAGCGCACCCAAAAAACGCGGTGTACTCATAAAATCCTTGCAAAAGGAATAGATATTATAATATTTCACAGAAACCGGATATTTGAACGGGTGGGCCGGATCAAAGACCGGGTAACGGTAAGTATAGGCCGGATCAGGATAAGGAAAGTCGCCCACAAGTACTTCCTGCGGTTCATCCTCGCCGTCGGGAGGATATACCAGGCGGGCCTTCTGGTAGGGAATATGTTCCAGCCGTACCAAACGCCCGGGATTGCCTACACGCGGCGCACGGTTCCGGACAAACTTTATAAAAAAGCCCTGCATGTGTGTTAAGTCTACGAGTGAGCGGTGAAGAACCGTCGTGTAATCCCACGACTCCAGGTCGGCGGTTATTTCCGGATCGAGTTTCCAACGCCGGTAAAAACGGTTATTCTCTTCGTCGATCGCATCCTCATACAGCCGCGGGCCTTCTCCCCACTGTAAACCGGCTATTTTACCCATAATACCTTCACCGGCGTAGAATTTATCCAGTAAACGCATGACCTCGCCCGGCATGTCGTTATTGTCACCCATGGGAACGATAAAGGTACCGTTTACGCTGATCTTTCGCGAAAAGAAAGCCCCCCGCCGGTTTAACTGGATGCTGGAAGGTTCCCAACCTTTACCGCGGCCACCGATAGAAAAGGAGATCAAACCCTTGTCGGTGCCGGTATCTATAATTCCAAAGTTGCCACTTCGTCTTATTTCCATAATCTTAAATCGTTATTCTTTTCCCGTTGAACTCCATTACCAGACATTCCCAGCAATTCAGCGGCCGGCCCGTTGTGGTGTCCGTCAGGAATAGTTTATAGCTTGAATTTTCGATGCTTTCATCCGTCGCCTTTTTCCTCAAACGGGCGGCAGTAAGTATCACCATGTCGCCGCCGTCCCGCGTCTGACGGTTCCATTTCCGGAACTTGATAGAAAAGGTACCCCCGGAAATGGTAATCCGCTTCATCTGTTCTACCGCTACATAAAGGTTTATTTTTTCCATAGCCGGCGGATAAAGTTTTTAATACTGGCCCAGTTATCATGTACCAAGCAGAAGGATAGAAAGAAAAACATGAATTTTAGGAACGTCCATAGGCTACACCCGTTTGTAGTCTTTTCTTTTTCCTGGCTTTGTTGCTTAACGTCGGATTTACGGGTAACGGCTGTTTCCGTTTGACTGGTAGTTTCCTTATGATCCCGGAGGGAACTGCTTTGATTCTTTCCAGTTCTTTTTTCAGTTTTTCGGTTACTGAAATCAATTTCTTTAATTCTTCCGAGGCTGTCGTAGTCGATACGGATATGCGTACTATCTTCCCGGTAAACGTCAAGTACGTGCTCCTCATGGCTCGAATCTCTCCGCGCAAGTTCAATAACTCCGTCAGTAGTTGTTTGTTTTTCTTCTCCAGTTGCTTCTGTAACCGTTTTTCGTGTAACAGAGCGAGGAGAACGACAACCGTAAAAACAAGCTGCAAAACAAATAAGAATAAGTAGGTGTACGATTCCATGTCTCATAATTGATTTTAGTTATTAGTGTCGAAAGTGATAGATTTACGGTTCAGGCAATTTTTCACCCCGCAAAGAAACGGTTTCATGATATCCATTACGCGGGCGTTCTGCCTGATATCCTTTTCCATTTCGTTACATTTCTGCTGGAGTTCCCGGTACTGGCTCTCTACATCGTCGATCCGCTGTTTCAATTCCTTACGGTCATTCTTCATATCCTCAATCAGTTCCTGGTAAACCTCCTGTACTGACTTCATGGCGTCAGCTTCCGCCTGTTTACGGGTATACCGGAGAGTGAATAACCAAGTCAGGCCACCCGTGCAAAGAGCTGTAATAATCGCTGTAATTATCGTTTCCGTCATATTAGTAGAGTTGAAAATGTTACATTATAGTCCGGACGATACATACATGCGTCAAATAACCCGCCACGATCCCGGCCAGGTCTGCCAGAATATCCTTCCAGTCCCATTTATTACAGGGGGACATTTCATCCCCGTATTCCTTACCCAGTGAAGCACCCAGGGCAAAGGGAACACCATAATCACCCAACAGGGCACATATAGCGTAATTAATTCCGAAATGCTTCCATTTGTCCGTTCCTATTTTCATAATTTGAATCATTGGTTACTGCAAAGGTGGGAAGAACGGAAACGGACGAAAAGGACATAAAAAAGAGTGCCGGGAACCACCCCGGCACAAACAAACCCTAACCTGGGACTTAAACCCAACGGCTGCCTTTTCAGCCGGTATGCTAAATTGTTAATATTAAGGATTAGACAACTTTTCGATGTCTTTTTTCATCATACGTAATAATTGAATCCTTCTTAACACCTCATTTGTTGGTGTACTTTCATCTCCTTTCTCTATTAGGAAATCGATTAGGTCCTCAATAACTTCGATGTAACAAGCGGAAACCGGTTCCGTCTTAGTTTGCCACTGTGTCAAAATCTCGGCACTTTCATCTGTTATATGTGCGCCGTTTACTTCTATATCTTTCATAACAAATCTTTCATTAAACGTTTTTAATCGGTGTAGTCTCTAAGGTAGTGAAATCAATTATTCCGGCCTGCCGGTATATCCCGAGGGCGACTTTCCTAAACCGTTCGTAATTACGTCTGTCAATGGGCGATAACTGCCACCTCTTCATGTCTTTCATCAAATCCGGTATATTATTGGCACTATTATACAGACAGTTGTTTTTACCGTACTCGTGATGAAGTGATACAGACTGAAAATCACCGGAGAAAACAACCAACCGCAAACGTTCAAGTTCAAGGAAAGCAAACTCATTGTTAACCTTCTCCACCTTATAGGCTCTTAATTCAATGGAAGGCGTGCCGTATTCACGTCTAACGAAAAATAGGATATCAGGATTATTTGTATTCATTTGGCACCTCCTTTTAAGTCTTCTAATTTAATATGTGAAATACTTGTTATACTTTCCAGTACCCCGTCGCATACACTTTTAACCCTTAATCCGCGGGAACCGTCTTTCTTGGGTAAATTCAGGTGATAATACGGGCGATTCCTCCAGAATGTAATCCGGAAAATCCAGCCACGAACTTTAAAAGTAGCATTGCTTATTTTATAATCAATCTGTATCAGATCACCCGGTTTAAATTTACTTTCTTGTAGAAACATTTCCTGTATTTCTTCCTTTTCCTTCTTTATTTCCTCAATCCTTTTATCATTGTTTTGTAATTGAGTAAGTAACACTTGCTGATATTCAGTATATATCATTCGGCACCTCCTTTCTTTTCTATCTGGGGACGCTCTGAAAACCTATATATTCTTTTAACCCGGTAAATGAAAAAATAGGCTACAGGCTTGTCACAGCCGTTATTATGTGTTTTAGTGTCCTGATCTATATGAATAAACCCGCTACCGGAAGATATTTTCAGCGGCATTGTTTTAGGGTATTTCTCGTTCAGCTCCTTTACCTTTGCTTCCAGTTCAGTTTTAAAAGCATCAAAGGAAATTTTATCAGGGCAAAGCGTATTACCAAACTGGTTTGCAAACTCTGCCATTTCAGCACATTTTCGGTTCTGTGGCTTATATTCGTTAAGCTCTATAAAATAAGATATCATTTTCGGCCTCCTTTCCTCGCTTTCTTGGCACGACACACACATATAACTGCACCAATGACAGCCGGTGGATAGATAAAAGTAAGACAGAAACAAGCGATAGCAGATAAGTAATAAGCCCCAGAAGTTGAACAAACAGTACATTCATGTTTCGGTTCCTGAAAATAACGATGTTGGATTGTGTTTACGTCCGTGCTACCAGTACGGAACGAAGGTACATAGCTTGTACCGGATTGAAATTCATTTTTCATAACGGTGTTAATTTTGACTATTTTACATGGGAAAGGCGGTTACCATTTCCCCTAATTCGTCAAAATTAACACCGCAAACCGTCCGAAGATCGGGTTATAAGTTTAGGGAAAGGCAACCGCCTTGTATTAAACAAGCACTTATCGGGCATAAAAAAAGCCCGTTATTTATTCGAGCCAATAACCGAGACTCACCGGACCGCACCAGCGGTGTTAACTTTGACAGGGGCAAATGTCGGCATTAAATTCTGAACAAAAAAAAAAAAAACGTTAATAAAAGTTTATTAGGAAAGAAAGTTTCTCGACTCTACGATTCGTTACTTCGTAACAAAAAACGCCCACCTGATTAAGGGTGAGCGTTACACACTATAATTAATATTCTATTTGTCTTTTAAATTAATTCCCTCTTTTATCTGTTCATCAGAAGTTACCTTTTTACAAAGAATATAGTGATAAACAGGGTCTTTGCTCATTCCTTGTGTAGGTGTAACCGGATAAGCCAGTATTAGTTCCCAACCCAATTTAGCCAAATAGTTAACGGCGTCTATCATTGAATTAAAATTCATCTTTTCACCGTTTTCATCTACTAAAAAACGAGCATTTGGTGTTGCCCATTTTGCCTTCTGGCCGAAATCTACTTCTATTTTTACTTTTGTACCGGTTATATTTCCAGTACCCACGATTTCACAATAAGCCTTATACGGTTCTTGTGCAATGGCTGCCATTGTTAGTATGGCCAATACAATAACTAAAAAAAATCTTTTCATATCAGTAACTTAAAATTAGTGTGTACTTTAGTTTGTACCACCCCGTAAGTCCTGACGGTATATATGCAGTGTAATTTTGACGATTGCAAAAGTACTTAAATATATACATTTATAAAAAATATTACCCCAAAATCAATCAAAAATGAAAGGCAACCGCCCCAAAATACACGGTAATTCACCCAAAAATGGGCAAAAAATGAAACAAAAACACATAAAAAACGCACTTTTTCGCGTAAAATTTTGGTCTAAATGCAGATAAACGACTGAAAAACAGTCAAAAGCCGAAAAAAAATTCAAAAACTAAAAAAATGACACCTTCCGAAGACCGAGCCGCTCAGAAGTCGGAAAGCAGTTGCCCTCCCCCTAAAAGGTGAAATATGACCTCTCCCGGAGGGGTACCCGTAACCTGGTAACACAAAAAACGCCGGAAAACCAATTTTCCAGCGTTACAAGGCAATTACCTTTTATGCCTGTTCTCTATCCATTGATCCACAAACGAGTCGGCCTGCAGCGTCCGCTTGCCTCGTACTAAAGCTATCCAGCCGGGGCGCATCAGTAAGTATTTGAAAGCGTCGGAGAAATTGGTGGATAACATCGGTAGTTTTTTTGGTGCCAGCTTTTCGGACTTCTTCACTTTGAACACTACTTTAGAATTACCCCGGTATTTGATTTCAGCCTTTGCCTTTTCTACAGAACTAACCATTTCTTTACAGTTCACCGCATCAACCAACAGGATAGGCAGGTTCTTGTTGGTACCGCCCATAATCTCCTGCATGAAGTCGTATTCCGCATCCTGCCGGATAACTGCCTGTTTGCGGCTCTTTAGGTTTACGATCCAGCCGGTACGGTTTCCGCTGCCGTCTTTTTCTATGGCGTCTTTGATCTTACCCGCGTAATCCTCCTTCTGTTTTTCAAAGTTATTACCTGCACGGTCATAGTACAAATCCAGTTCTTTGTATTCGTGGTTCTGGAAAAAAGAAAGGAACTGGTCGGCGATCTCCCGGAACCAGCCCGGCGGTATCTCAAAAAAGTTCTTATGTACCCGGTAATAAGCACCGTCCGGCTGACCGATCACCAAAGAAAGCATATTACCGAAGTCCATACCGCCTTCAATCGCTTTATCATGGTGCAGGTACCGGAGTTCCCGCGAGCTGTAAGCGGCTTCTCCAGACATGGTACCGTTATAATACTTATGTCCTTCACCAAACAACACATAGAAACGTAAATCCCTGCGAAGACCGGGACGCATACCCACCACCGACTTTTTAAATTCGTGAAGCTCCAGCGTACCATTATACAACCGCTTTAAATACTCTATCGTAAGTATCTCAACATTAGCGAATGAAGAAGCGTTAAGAAAGAACGTCTGCCCTTTTCTCAACTTCAACAAAGCCCGATCGTAATATTCAATATCCCGCTTCAAACGTTTCAGTTTCAAGGGGGAAGGCCTGTTCTTTCTTTGTTCCCGTAAAAGGGAAATTATCAAGTCATTACGTACACTTGCCGCCTGCACTATTTTAATGATCCGTTCCGGGTCCATTTGCTTGACATACCGGAAAAACCAGTCGTACTCGTTTTCGTCGATATCCGGCATATCGGTAGTAATGGTTATTCCCAGGAACAAATGGGAATGTCCGTAAGTGATCGCATCACCGCGAAGAATAGGCATAGCGCGGTTTACTTTCATTTCCTTATCGTACTTCGCTTCATCATAAAACAGATGTATTACAGACTTTCCGGCAAGCAATGAAGGGTTATCCAGTGATCCCATGAAAATAACACATCCGTTCCAGAAGCTATAAACATGCTTGTAATCATCTACGATAACCGAACATTTACGCCGCCAGGATTCAGGCGGGCGGGTATCTTTTACATAGTGTACCCCTTCGATCAGGCCCATAAGTTGCCAGCCCTTCTGTACGGCCGGCATTATATTATCTTCCAGGTTACTGTAGGTATTGGCAACAAAAGCGAACGCACCGCCGGGCATTTCTTCCACACACCGGGCGGAACGCCTGGCTTGTATAACGGTAGATTTAGCCATACCGCGGCCGTCAATAGATACAAGGATAGTAGTATCGATCCAGTCCGTCAGAACCTGGATTATATGACCGTATTTTATTTCTACATCATCGGCGTTACTCACCTTCGTTATCTTCCCCGAACTCTTTGATATCATACAACATACGTTTTTTCAGATCAAAAGCTTTAATACGCGCATCCTCTTTTATATTATCACGTACAATAACAGGAATTTCCGGTATCGCGTCGATAAACTCTTCCAATTCCTTACGGTCGATTTCAGGAACACCCAGATCCTTACGGCTGGTAGTATAAATAACCGTGCTTTTCTGTGAAAGCAGTTCCTCCGGTATTTCGGTCTGTTGGTCCTTATAACATCCGCGAAGTTCCGCCGCCAGTTTCAGAAGGTTCTTAGCCTCCTTTACATTACCCATAAGAAAGACGGTATTCGCCCAATTTTCGGCCTTTTCCGCATACAGGTTGGCGAAAGCCTGCGGACGTACGTTATCCTGTGTATAAAAGAAATTGAGACTGTCGGCGTACACCTGGCGGGCCATCCAGTCCGAAAGGCCGTAAGGCTCCGACTTTAAAAGGCGGATGATACCGGCCTTTGTCACCAACTTGCCATTTATACGCATACGGGCACGAAGGCCCCGTACCATTTCCATAAGGCTGTAATATTCCCTTTCATCGGGCGCGAGTGCTTCCAGCGTACCGGTAGAAAGAATCCTTTGAATCTGGTTGATATCCACCTTGTCAAAGTCTATTCGTGAGGGCTTAATTAAATTCGTCGTCATCCATTTGTTCGATTAAACGTTCAAAAGTATGTCTTTTCCGTACGGCCTCCAGCTGTTTTATAGCTTCCACGTTTCCACCTTCCGCCGCTTCATGGAGTTTTATTTGAGGGGCGGCACGTGCTACGAGAATCCCTTCCCGGATCAGAAAGTTAACAGAAGTTCCCACCGTTTCCGCATCCCGGACAAAAAGCCCGACATCTTCCGGAGAAAGCCCCAGGGAAACGGCTATGTCTTTCGAAGAATACCCTAAAGAAGACAAACGCCGTACATCCTCTTTTTGCTGCGCATCCAGGTAAATACTATCTACCACCGTTAAATCGTTCATACGCATCTTTTATTCGTTTCTGTGCCGTGAAATAATAAATTTCGTCCTGTTCCATTAAAACAAAGTTCCGGCCGCTTTCAATGGATGCCACGGCCGTAGTACCGGAACCGCCGAAAGTGTCCAGGATCAAATCGCCCGGCTTTGTACTGTCTTCAATCAGTTTACGGATCAACGCCACCGGTTTTTGCGTGGGATGAACCTTTTCACCTTCTACCAGTTTAGCACCGGACGCAAAAGAACGGATATTATCTATTATGTTTGTGGCACCAATAGAAACACCCTTTCCACAATGAAAC